TTCCCCAGTCAACAGATCTTCCTTCAGAGAGGATCGGTTTGATTGACTAGCGGTCCACAATGGGCATCTTGCCTGAGTAGCCAGATATCCCAAGTCCATATATACATTTTTTAAACCAACTACTAAATCATCTACTTGAGATAGTGGAACTATGTAATCGGCGTAATCCACAATAATTAAATCGGGTTCAATGTCGCGAAAATCTAATTGGTCAAGATGAGAACGCATTACGTTGGTAGTAATAGCCCGGTCAGTATAATCAACAATGAACAGTTTAGAATTATACTCTTCATAAAATTCCCTGACTCGCTTCTCTACCTCTTCTCGACTACCAAAGATGTTGTCTATGGGAATACCTGTTAATCGGGAATCATATCGTATTCCCACTAATTTATATCTATCTTCTAAGGTATAATGAATTACTGTTTTTCCCTCACGCAATCCTCCATAACCGAAATTGATTAAACCCATACTTTTGCCAATGCCTGTACCCGCCATCAACACTCCGATTTCTCCGATTGCCAAACCGCCGTTCATGAGTTCATCCAATTCAACCAAGCCCGTAGGAACAATTCCCTCTCTTCTTTCCTCAGCCCTCTCGCCAAACTCTTCAAAATACTCATGTCCGATACTTTTTCTGCTGGTAGCGCGAAAAGCGGATTCAATTTCTGACCACATTCCATCGTAATCTTCATCAACCACTCGCACCGCTGCATTCTCAACCGCACTCTTCATACGTTGATTCTTGCAGAATTTCTCAGCCGTTTCCCTTACAAAATCTAAATCCCGGGTGGTTGTTTTTTCAATTTGCCGCAGTAGTGAAAAAGCATCATGCTTTATCAACTCATTCTTGCTATCGGCAACTATAGCTTTCAGGGCATCAAAAGTAGGTATCTTCTTATATTGATTATAATACCTGATTATCACTTTACATAAGAATTCATGGGACTTCACATCAAAAAAATCAGGAAGTAGTACTTCATAATGCTCTATTAAAAATGTGCGATCCTTTAATAATAATTGAATTACTTTCGTTTGAAAATCTATTCCATATTTTGAAAAAGTGTTTCCTCCATCAAAGGTAGTATCTCTATGATTCATTCTTTCTCCCCACTTTGTTGGACGCTAGTCCGATAAAGGTTTTTGTCCAACTATCCATATATTGAATATTTTCCACAAATCCATCCTCTCCAAATAAATCCCTTAAGCCAAAAGGATCATAGGTTAATTCCTCTTCATCTATTATCTTTTCAATTCTCTTTTCCATGGTTTCCCCAATTACAGGACTGTATAACTGGATTATTTTCCAATTTCTATGCAAAGTATTCCGAGTCTCCGGTTTTGAAAATTTCTCATATTGTTTACTCTTTTTTTGATTCTCTTCAGCATGTTGAACAAGGTCTTCAATCAGATAAATCCTATCTTCAGAAAGAAAGGGAAAAAGCTTCTTAGCAGTCTTTATGCCAATTCGCTCAATACCTGGAATGTCATCACTTGTATCTCCAATAATTGATTTAGTTAGACCCCAATTTACTGGTGGAATTCCTACTTCCTCTCTCATAATTTTCTGATTTACAATAACTTTCTTAACGGGAAGGTAGATAATGCAATGTTCATCAATCAGTTGCCACAAGTCCCTGTCACTGGAGACTATTACTTTATAATCATCAGAGTATTTTGAACAAAGATAGGCGATCAAATCATCTGCTTCACAGGTATCAGCATATAGAGAAAAGACCGGTAAACAATCTAAATACTCCATTATACGCTTAATTTGGTAGGCTAAATTCTTGATAACTTCATTTTCTTCACCATATTCATACTCTCGGTTGAGTCTTGGTTTCTTACGAGAATCTTTGTATTTTTTGAAGATATCTCTTCTTCTCTTTCCTGAGTTTAATCCTTCCCAACACACAAAAATCTTCTGCGGCTTAAACTGAACTGTTAGGATCTTCAGGTCGCGCAGAAAACCGCCTACTCCGCCTACGGGTTCTCCATCTGGGTTCATAGCTGGAGAAACCCGATAGTTACGCTTAAAAATATTATAGGCATCAAATATTAAGATTCTCATTTCTTTGCATTTTTGGCAATAGTTTCTTGGAGCATAGTTTCAAGCCTGGCAATTTTGGCGTAATCTGTGGTCCAATCAAAGAGAACATTACTAACAAAATCAAAAAGACCCTCATCAAACCCATAAGAAGGTCCAACTACAAGAGCTGGATTTGAGTCTCTAGTTGTTTTTTCACTTTCATCTTGTTCGGAAGCATTCTCCCCAGAACTCTCCTCCTGATCGCGGCTAGGATGCGCTTCCTCATCACCCTGAAATATAAAACTTGTTCCATAATCCTTAACGAAATTGTTGAAACTTTCAAATAAACCAATTTTAGCAAGGTAGATTAAACGAAATATTTCTTCTTCACTAATATCCATCGCAGTTGAAAGTTCAACATCTTTAACTTCCTTCTCTTTAGGTTCTGCTTTCTTTCTTGGCAAACCATTATCCTTTCTATAATACTATGTCTGAGCCATCTTTGGCGCGGGAAAAGACGATAGAGCTACTATCAACTTCTGTATATTCACTCATTGAATTCATGAGTACATTCACTACGAAATGACAAAAATTCGGACTATCTGAAAATTTTAATAGTTCATTCTTCCAGTAGAGTTTAAAGCAACCCACCTTTTCCAAAACGTCAAGCTTGTTAATAAAAATTTGGTTAGGTCCAGTCATTCCTACTGCTTTACAGAGTTTATCCAGATCTAACAAACCCACCTTTCGGGGTCGTCCGGTCGTAGCCCCGAACTCTTCTCCAACCTTCTGTATCTCTTCCAGTTCTGGGTGATAAGGAAACATGTCTTTTTTAAAGCCTGAGTAGGTCTGATATAACTTACAAACAGCATGTAGTTTCTCACATTTCTGCATGGGAATTCCAAATGTAGTAAAAGCATAAGCAGGATGAATATTGCTTGAAGTGCAAAATGGATATTCACCTCTGTCGATTGACAGCCATATTCCCTGACTACCTTCAAACAGGACATTATCACCAAGAAGGTCAAGAGATTCACAGTCGAAAGCAAATTTTCCCAATTCTGGACAGTCTTTTACTTGAATTCCTCTCTTTCCATATTTATCTGAAAAGCAAGGGGCAACCCCTTGTCTAGTACTTCCAACAACAGTATCTTTTTCATCTTCTTTAATGTGTTCGTCGGTGACAATATGTGCTCTTTTGGAAATCCAAACTCTTCCCTTGAGATCGAATTCCTTATCAAAGCCATCTATCTCTTTAAGAAACCTTTTTTTGTGAACAGCCGTGGCAGCACCTAGTATGATGTTGCAATTTTTGTCATAAATTCCACTTGTTAAGTAATGAGCTACATACTTTTTGTTACCAATCCATACCGTATGTCCTGAATTGCCAGATCCATTGTACTTGCAGATACTTGAGTAATGGTATTTTTCTTGCAGAACTTTAGCAATTTTACCTTTTCCTGAATCACCATACTGTATATCAAAGAGCACATTAGCTTTCATATTATACCTTTCTTTTTAACTCTTCCATAAAAAACAGAGTATGAAAACAAAAATAGAAATAACCAAAATAGGAGAAAACCAAGAATCGCATAAAAACCACCAGAATCTATTGAATTTTCCCATGTGCTTCTGCCTCATATTGTGAATTTTGAGGGACAATGACATATTTCACTTTTCCGGTCCACATTCCTCCCTTCAGTTCCTTAAGAGTCCTACACCCAAGATACGACATAGCTGATTTTAGACCATCACAATACTCTTTCACTACCTCACAAACTGATTTTCCAGTGTAAGGAACTATAAATTCATCACCCTCTACAAAAATGTGATCTTTACCAACTTCTTCCTGAATTGATTTTGAAGCACATCCGCGGTACTTTTTATATTTCACTTCAAAAGGACGAATCTCTTTTACAACTTTTTTATCAGGTAAGAAATTATCTACTTCCAAATTCTCAATTTTTGTCACTATTTCTCCGGGTGTTTCTTTACATCCTGCAAATATTCTACCCGTTATAACTGCATCCGCTCCACTAGCTATTGCCTTAGTTAGATGCCCGGGTTCTGTAACTCCTCCATCCGTAAGAATAGTGGGTCTATAATAGTCAGCTCTAAGATGAGGATCTGAACACATGTTAGCCCACTGTCCCCTTGCTTTCCAGGCGTAGTAATTGCTAGTAAGGGCTGAACAGCCAATGCCGGTCATTTTGGTAGTAAGACAGGCGCTCCCAATTCCGATTCCGTTCCTGATACCATCCGAAGAAAGGTTAAAATGAGCCAAAACAGAATCCATGGTCTGGGTATTACCAGTGATTAACTGCTTACCCTCTAACCTCAGATTTGTTTTAAATTCCTTTATCCAAGTTAAAACTTTTTTCATACCCCCATGAGCGCAATCGAGAAAAAAACAATCGACTAGAATTTCATTCCTGAACTTAACTAGATCATCTATGGAGTCACCTAATCCCACTGCAACATAAACTCTTCCACATCTATTATATATTTCTTTTGCCTTTTCAATCCTTTCCTCAAAGGACATAAATCGATGCAAAATCCCTGCTGCCCCCATTTCATTCATAGCAACACAGGATTCCACACAAGAGACTGTATCCATTGGGGACAAAACCAGAGGAAATTTCAATTTAATGTTTCTAGATAACTTAGTAGAAACATCAATCTCATCCCTTGATTCAATTTCCGTATTAATGTTAATGAGAAGTTGAATGTCATTATATCCATACGCCGTTTTCGCAGCATGTAATTTCATCTCATTCTTTTCCTTCTAAAATAACTTTCTGTGGTTTCTCCATCTGAAGGAGGAGGACATGAAAACTCACTAGTGTCTTCATTGAAGGGAGGAGGATTCTTAATGTATTTCCCAGTTTCTACATCTAATACAGGTATCCCATATTTTTCCCTGTAGGCTTGAGTTCTTTTTCTCCTCTCTTCCATAGGATCATCTACATAACTTCTCTTGTCACATCTCAAACAATACCAATAAGTTCTTATTACATCTTCAGGAATTTCCTTGTCGAAAGTGCGACTACTATATCCTGCTCCAGCCCACACATGACCATGCTTACTTAATTTACACCACATAGCTTTAACTGAATTCATTCTATAACCTCCCCAGTTGACATATCAATTTTCCCCACCATGTCTCTTAACCTCATTTCCTCAGTATAGTTTACGACCAGACTATCTACCACCGTTTTTACCACCCACTCGTAAAATTTCTTGTCTTGTAGAGTTTCCAACCACTTTTTATCCTGAAATCTCTTTTCTCCTTCCGCCCATTCAACAACATTGGTTCGCTTTTCTTTCTTCACTAACTCAATCTCATTCAGTCTGTCTAGTAAACAAATTTCCTCACGCAATCCAGTCCCAAAGTAAGCATACAATTTACAGGTACGCCCTGGTTGTCCTATTCTGTTCTTAATAACTTTAATGGTAATACCATTGGCGATTTTCATCTTCTCATCATCGTCTTGTCCCTTTGAAACGTTCATTCGTAAGATAACATCACAATTATGCTTTAGTCCTTGTCCTCCAGGTATAATCCACTTAACATCATACTTATTGATTCGATCCATGTTCATTCTTACCTGGGTAAGCAAGACTAGAGCTACACTGTGTTTTTCGATAATAGACTTTATTCGTTTTATACCTTCATTTAACACTCGGGGTTCACGCGGGTATGTGCGCTCACCCACCTTGTCCAGATCTTTATCTACATCATCATCTAGCATCGACGCAGCGATGGAATCCCATATAATGAGAACTTTAGTATTTTTGTTCCTTTTCACATTGGCTAGAACGCCATTAATAGCCTTAAATCCTTCTTCTAATGTCTCAATTCTCACCCGAACCATATTTTTCTCATTCTTACTAATACCGATCCTCTCCCAATAATCCATGTCTGCCCCTGATTCCCGGTCTAAGAAAAATACGATTCCGCCCTCTTTCAAAGTGCTCACAGCAAGATGCCCAGCAAGCAATGTTTTTCCCGCTTGCTCTTCTCCAGCCACTAAAGTGATACCACTATAAGGAATGCCCCCTTTCAAATCCCTATTCCGCTCATTACTGATAACTGTGTCCAGAATAACTGAGCCGGTAGAAAGAAATTCTTTAAATTTACTACTGTCTTCTTCTTCGCCCCAACGTCTGGCCCCGTCAAATTGTAATTCTCGATTAACGGCATCAATTAGAGTCTCAGTTATCTCTTCTTTTTTCTTCGCCATCTACATTGTCCTTTGTTTGTTTAGCTCAATAAGCACATAAGTTACTTGTTAAAACAACATAAGGACCATCAACATATGGTCCTTATGCAGCTTAACAATTCATAATTCCACTTTTCTATTTAGGTCTATTCGTCTTCCCCTTCTCCGAAAAGGGATGCGAATTGACTCTCGAAGTCATCACCTTCATCCTTATCTTCATCTTTTACGCTTGTACTGCCCTCGTTGTTGTCTTTCTCAACAATTGTTTCCTCTTCCTCTGCCCCTTCCTCTTCATCATTGAAAGGGGAAAGAGGAACATGCTCTGAAAATTCTTCCGATTTATCTTCATCTTCTAACTCCTCTTCCTCACTTCCACTAATAAATGCATTGAATTTCTTTTCAATTTTCTTAAACTCTAAAACTGGGAAGAAATCCATGATTTCAGGAACACCCTCTAACAACTCCTCAATTTCATCAAAATCACTGAATATTGGAGTTGCCTTTCCTCTAGGTCTCACCTTGGTTTTTCCATAATTACCAGTCTTTCGTGGGTTCTCATCAGGTGGAGTATGTTCAATCAGAAAATCCCTGCCGTTCACTGGCGAAAATAGAGGAGCATAGTCAGGATCCTTCCTGTATCCATCAATATCCTCAAATACTGTTTGACTATATCCCCAGAAACGCACCCTCATCCCATTGTCCTCTTCATTCCTATCAATAACTGGGGAATGATATCTTAATTTTGCTTTCTGGTTAGAGAGGAGAATAAAATCTTCTCTTGAGACTCGCACCGAAAGCCTATTCTCGATATATTCACAGATCGGACATTTTTCCCCTAAATTATATTCGGGACATACTATAGTTTCATCACCAATTCGATAATGAAAATATAATTGAATTATGGGATAGTTATGTTTAGCATGACGATAAGGAATAACGCGAACCACATTTTTGCCACTTTGCGGTTTCCAAATATGCTCCCGATTTCCTCGTCTCTGCTCTTCCTCCTTCTCTTTTTCTTCTTGTTCCTTCTCCACCGCATCATAATCCACTTCAAAACGCGACAAATCTTTCTTTGCCATGAGCCTCAATCCTCCATTGGCTAATGAAACCTGTTTGGTTAGTTAATCTTCTGCTTTATAATATAACTAATTTTCAATTTTTGGCAAGTGCTCGTTTAATGAAAGACTCTCTTCTTCATCTCGGTGACGTATCCCAACAATTTGTTCATATTACGAGGAAATGCTTTCATTTTATCCTTACCAGTGAGAGTTCCATACATAAACACATACAACTCTTTTCTGGGTATCATTACCAAACTATAATTATGATTATCTGGATCGAAGGACAAGCTAGTCTTGTCTATAGTAGCATGAGGAAATTTCTTTTTTAGGAGGGTTGTTTCTTCTTTCGAAAACCGATTTGAGGGAACATCTATCACCTCACTCACCACATTTTCCAGCAATTGAGAAAACTCGTTTCTTGTTATTTTCATTAAACTTACTCCGATAATACCCTTAAAAATTTAACGCATAATAAATAGTCTGGAACAGGCATTAACGACTGATTTTTTCCTTTAAAACCCTGCTTTTTTCTCTTTTTTCTTCCTCGGAAATCAGAAATTGATTTTGCTGTTGAAGTGATTTCTCTTGTTCACTTATTTTCCTTTTTGCTATTTCGAAAAACTCCGAGAGAGGTATATTATTCTTATTGACTGTCCTCAATATGATGTTAGTTAAAAATATAGACAATTTTTCATCGCTGTCAAGGTTAGTGCTTTTAACGAAAAGAGGACACTCATTCTTCACATAAGGAAGAAAGTCCCTCATTTCTTTTTCCAAACCTTTTTTAATTTCCGCCATTGTGAGGTGGGTAGGAATTTCATCCTCGGGGCTGTCAGCGCCAATTATGTAATCAACCATTTTTTTGCTTCCATTCGTCTTTTAGAATCTGTTGCTGTACCTCATACTCAGTAGGATCTTGTAGTTCTTCTTCCGGCGTTTCTGAACTTTCTACTTCCTGTTCATCGAAACTAACGCTATAGTCCTTATCTTTAAGAACTTCGGGTATGGAAGGTGGAGGTGAAAGCGGAGGTATAGGTGCAATTTTTTCACCCTCTTTAATAAAATCGTCCTTAGCAAAATTCAAAATCTCTACTAAAACAAGATTTTCTAACTCGACAAGCAGAGACGTTGAAATCTCTTCTATCCCATAATGAAAAAGGAGATCTCTTATTTTGTCCCGTATACTTGACATTACAACCCCGCTGCGGCTATTTGGTCTAGCACATATTGCGCTCGGACCTCAGTAGTATGGTATTGCTGGGCAAACTGATATCCGTTATTAGCAACTATCGCTAGTTCGTCAGAATGAGACAGGTAATACCTAACTTTTTCATCCATTTCCACCATGTTTGTATATTCAATGTAATTAACCCCATCTGTAAAAGGAGTAATCATATCAACATTCCATTTCCTTGAGAACAGAAGACAACCATTTGCCAAAATTTCAAAAAAACGGGCATTATTTTGCTGATTCTTGCCCAGAACAGCTATAGATATTTTACTTCTAGCTAACATCTGATAATATAATGAATTACTTCTACCATCTGTAACCTTATTCCAATCGGTCTTTACTGCATCATACAACTCACCTATAAAAGTATCGGGGAGACTCATTTCACGAAAATGATTATACACTTCCACTCTCAATCCTGTATCCGGTTTCATTAACAGAGAGGCTGAAACATCTTTTTCACGGGCTGAAGAATAATACCTTTTCTCAATTGAGTATGGAAGAGAATGGACTTCTGGATGCACTTTGTCATTTTCTGCTTTAAAATAGACAGGATAAGTGCGACTGTCCATCAAGAGTTGTGTATGAGGAGCAGCATCAATATATATACCCTTGAATTTATAAGGATCAGAGTAGGGAAGATACTCCTCTCCATCTCTTCCCGTTTCATCAATCAATATCAAGGCTCTTGCAAAAGGAATCAGTCCAATAACCACTTCAGTTGGAGGAACAACTTTGGCAAAGTTTGTATCATACAAACATATTAAATTTGTTCCAATATTCTGTAACCCTTGTATCAACTGCCCAGCCGTATAATTCCATCGTTGCGGTTGAGCTAACAAGTAGAAATCTAAAGTATCATTGGGAAACCATTCCTCATACTGAGATAGGGTTATACCGTGAGTCATAGTATGTGAATTAGTAATTTCAGTATATTCATTTTTGCAGATCTTACATATTTTCATTATTTTCTCTTTTGTACTTTCTGTATTTCGCTACTGTAGATGAAATTCCTCCTGCTATAAAAATCAAACAGAGCAATAAAAGTTCTATTTCTCCTATATCATTTTTCCATATATAATTATACATCCACCTTATTATAAATAGTGTTCCCGCTATAGCGAAAATCAAGTCTAAGGGAACAAAAATTTTATTACTTTCCCTATATTTTTTCCAAAATGACATTTTCGCACCTTACTTTAAAATCTTAATGAGTAAACCATTAACTCGCTTTCTCACCGAATCATCAATTTCCAAAGCTTCCCTAATCTGAGTAGCGGTTGCTTTCTTTTCTATAACAATTCTTCTTGTTCTTCTCTTTCTTTCCATCTCTCTCTTTGCCTCTTCTTATAGCCTATGCATTTTAAAATTACATATATCCACGATAACACTGCAACCGACAGAAAAACTCCTATTCCTTCTACCTCACCTTCCCCCCACCTGTGGCTATACACCCAAACTCCCGAAAAGAAGGTTCCTGCCAATGCAAAAACTAAACACATGGGAACAATATTTCTGTAGTTTTTTCTGTATTCCCTCCAAGAAGACATTTCCTTTCTTTACCATGACTTAGTGGGATTATTAAGTAGAATCCGTGAGCCATGCAGATCAAAATCAAACGGCATTTCTCGCAATCCTTTAGTTGACATATAATTACGTACTTTATCCTGAGCTTCCAAGGGAACATAAAAAAGCCAAAAGCCTTGTCCACCTGCCCCCAACACCTTTCCCCCAAAGGCACCTAACGAAATAACCTTGTTATAAATACTATCTAATTTGGGATTTGAGATTCCTGAACTAATTTTCTTCTTAAATTCCCAAGCCTCGTTCAAAAGAAATCCACACTTATCATACTCGTTAGACACCAAATAACCTACAAATTTGTTCACCATGGATACCATTTCACGAAAATACTCATCATTATCTCCCTCTTCCGTCCTCTTTTTCTGTTCTACTAAAATAGAAGAAGAGGGTCTAGTGCCACCTGTCCAAAACATCATCAAATTCTGTTTAAATTTGTGCAAAGAATATTCATCTATGTTTACTTTATCAACCTTCGTTGAGAAGTGCATTTCATGATCATAAGTATACGAAATTCCTGCTTTCCATTTGTCGGGCTTTATTCCGAAAGTGTAGGTCTTCAGGCCACCAAAAGAAGCTGCAAAACCGTCCTGAAGTCCGATTGGCTTTCCACAGTCTATTATCTCAATCTCATTTGCCTGGATCGCAAGAATTTCCTTAGTCTGAGGTTCATTTATATAATGGTACAAAGCATTTAGTAATCCCACAACCAGACTAGAGGAAGAACCCAAACCTGAGCCTTCTGAGGGAATATCAGAGAGCATCATTATTTCAATACCCCTCAACACCCCTACCCTCTTTAGACACTCTCTCACTAATTCGTGCTGAATTTCCTCAACCGAGTCTACGATCTCCTTTTTACTATAGGTAATATAAATTTTATCGTCGTATCGTTTATTTACTATAACATATATGTATTTATCAATGGTTGTGCTACAGACTTTACCTATTTCTTTGGAGTACCACTGAAACAAATCCGAGCCGCCTCCGCAAAACGACACGCGCATCGGAGTGACGGATATAATCATTTAGTTTCCTTATGTTTTTCCTCCCTCAATTCCTGTATTTTATTTACAGCATTCTTATAAACAGAACCCTGACAGAATCCTACTCTGATATTACCCATATTTATCGATCTCCTAATATCCATTTCATAATTCTCTATAATGGAGACTGCATAGTCAAGTGCTTTTTGTAGACTTTCTTCTCTCCTGTCCCTTTCTTTACCTAATCCAACTAGATATCCAACCAAATCACCTTCTGTAAGCATACGATTAGAAGTTTGTTCCATGCGCTCTACATCCTCAGTTGAGCACTCCATAAGAACTGCTAATTCCTTTTCTGTCAACCCTAACTTGTTTCTCAGCACAAATAGATATGTTGAAATAGAATTGTCTTTTAGGGTTTGCTCAAATCTTTTGGCATATTCTACGTCTGATGCTGCTTCCACCATTTCTAAAACGGAACTATATCTTTTACCCATTGTTTCCTCCTTTTGATTATATGAAGCTTTCTAATGTTTTTTGGATCCCGATGTCGATAGAAGTAAATTCTTTAATGTCGAATAGTTGCCTTTCTCTGTCAATGTTAGCCATTGTCAAAATACTTTCCCATCTTCTATCAGGTTCCCACTTTATTTTCACATTATTTGTATTCATTAGTTGGGTCACAATATCTAAAATTTCTAACACAGAAAAACTGTTACCCGTGCCTATATTATAAGTTCCTCCTTTTATTTCACTAAAAATATCTAGTCCTTTTAGATGAAAGTCCATCACATCTTCATAAAATATATAATCCCTTTTTTTGGTTCCGTCACCAAAGATAATCACTGAATTGTTTTTTTGAATACCCTTTAAAAAATTCCCTATTAAGGGTGGCAAGTCTCGTTTTAAATTCATTCCCGGCCCAAAAACGTTGTGGTAACGATATATTACATGGTTCTGTGGATAAAAGTAACGAACAAATTTCTCCGAAGATTCTTTAGCAATAGCATACATCGAACAGGGATGAAATCGGTCTGAATCTTCTATTAATGAACCATTATTAGCTTCAATGATTTCAGGAGGTGTCCTCTCATAAACAGCAGAAGTTCCAGAGAAAAAAAACTTGTCTACACCCGCTTTCCTGGCAAGTTCTAATACAATAACAGTTCCCTTTGTATTCACATCTACACACCATGCTGGATTGTCTTCGCAAGTATGAAGAGCGGAAATAGCTGCCATGTGAAAAACTGTGTCTACTCCATAAAAATAATCTATATCATTCTCCTTCAATTCAGTAATATTTTTTTTAATGAAGACAAAATCTTCCAAAGGAAGTAAGTCAGCAATATTCTCCATAAACCCATAACTCAAATCATCTATGGAGATAACAGCGTGACCTTCATTTATCAGTCTACGAGAGAGGTGCGAACCTAAAAAGCCTGCTCCACCGGTTATCAGAAATTGCTTTTTATCCATCGTTCAACCTCTCAATCAAAGTATTGATAATCACATGGTTCAGCACGGAAAAAATACCTTCAGTCAAAGGTGTATCGTTATTGGGAACATGAATCTTAATATCTGCTATCTCTCTTAATTCCCCACCAGTTTTGCCAGTAAAGGTAACGGTTGTTACACCCATGTCATATTTCAGTGCATTAATTAGATTCCGAGACTGGAAAACACCCCACTCATTTTCTACCCCGCCACTAGTACTATAAGCAACTACAATATCTTCTGCATCACCAAAAATACCTATACCTCTATTCTCTAATTGTCTTGTGTAAACATGGTCTCGGCTAATATCATTTACTACTGCGCTGATGTAGGATTTATTGTCATTTAGACACTCTGCATAGATAAAATATCCAGTTTTTTCATAGACCAATTTCATCAAATCAGCTACAAAATGACTAGCAATATCTGCTGAACCTCCATTACCCATTGTGAAAACACGGAATGGTTCTTCATTCTCTAATTTTTGGATGATGAGGTTAATGAATTTTTCTATTTCTTCAAGACAATTACATTCACTTGTTTCTCCCTTAAAAACTACATTACCACCTTCTCTAATCATAGTTAAGGAACGAATAGCACTATGAAGTTCATGTTGAATGGACATCTATACACCTCCTTAAGCCATCTTCTAGTGAAATGGTAGTATTCCACTCTAAGATTTTCTTCGCTAATCGATTATCACATTGCCTTCGTTTAACCAAATTAGGATCATGTTCTTCAAAAACAACTGGAACCTCTTTGTTCATTAATCTAAATAAAATGTCTTTTAATTCAAGTACAGTCGTGGATTTACCAGATCCAATATTAAAAAATCCTTCAAGTTTTTTTCCCTTTATTACATTCCCTCTCCACGCTCTTTTTTTCACACATAGTATCATCGCCAAACTCGAATCTCTTCCGTGCAAGAGATCCATTGTCTGGGTGCCATCTCCGTATATGGTAATAGACTCTCCTTCTAGAATTGATGTTATCCATTTTTGAACTATCTGAGTATAAACAGCATTTATCGACGCACGTTCACCGAATACATTCCAAAACCTTGGCGCGGAAAACCGAAAATTCTCAAACTCCTCAGCATAGCTTGTTAACATTACCTCATTGGCAATTTTCGTACTTCCGTAGAGTAATGAATTATTCCGAAAATGGTGATTCTCGCTTGTGGGCAATTCGTCCGGATCGCCAAAAATACTAGCACTACTGGCATAAACTGAGTGTTTTACTTCTGTTTCCAAACAAGCCTCAATCACATTCTGCGTCCCAACCACATTAGTTAAAACCGCATCCTTCCTGAATTTCTTGCTATCCAGAGTTAATGTACTTGCCAAATGAAAAACATAATCTGGTTTCCACTTCCTAAATACACGCAATAAAGAAGAATAATCTACTATGTCTATTTCTTCTAATACAATACGTGAATTAAATGATCTACCTGTCGTTGTAAATAGTGAATCTTTTATTTCATCTAATCGTTTCAGGGATGAATTATAGAAATTATCTATTATTATTACCTTTTCTGCCTGTAACTCCGTAAAGGATTGCTCTACTACAAAACTGCCAATATTACCCAATCCGCCCGATACGACTACTATCGGGGTTTTAATCATTTATTTTTTCCTTTCTATATACCATTTATAATGAGATGATTTTTCATTCATTATGTAACCTTTGTTTTTGTTTAGGGCGTTAAAAATGCGTTTTCTAGATATTGATGTTTTTTCTACAGTTTCATCATACGTAACAAATTTACCCACAAAATTTTTCTTACTATCCCACACATAATAATATCCCTTCCATCTAGGGTGTTTAATGCCCTTTTGTGACTCAGAATTAAAACTTCCTTTGTTAGCACCCATATATCCCCTCTTACCTTTATTCCAAGGAATACATCCCTTCAGCCGAATAGATATTCTTTTTCTTGCTTTTTCACTCCATCGAAAATTATTATTACCACCTCCCAGTATATTATATCCATTAGGTTCCATTGTATCAAAGATGTCAATACATTTTACCTCTAACTCATTCAACATATTATTTTCACACCTAATTAATATACGAAACTCAAAAGCATCTGTATGTCTATTATAGGATCTCTGCAACAAAGGATTTGGGTGTTTGTTCTTTTCTAATGCTCTAAGATGGTTACTTTTCCTACTATAAATATTCACAGTCTGTCCTATGTATTTTTTATTACTTAACTTATTCTCAATACAATAAATATATCCCAATTGCCTCTCCAAAAAAAACGGCAATCATAGGATTGTATATAATAGATAGAATTTTCTATTATCCTATAAATTGCCGTTTTAGTCCTATCTATTATATACACTATAAATAGTATTAAGTTTTAAAAATGTGTCATTCGTTTCTCTTTTCTCCACTTTTCAATGTTAGATCCATAATAACTCCAGGAACATCAACTTTTACTCTTCCGCACCGCTTGCACTGCTGTAAAGGAATTTTCCTCCCACAAAATTCATAAACCTTACCCTCTACAATTTCATATTCACAACCAAATATATAACATTTCCAGGTTTGTTTGGGTTGTGTCCACTCAGATCCATCGGCGTGATAAAAGGTCGTCATTTCACCTCCCTATACCAATCAAACCCCATTTCCTGCCAAGTCATTCTATATTCGTCGTCAGGGTTATAATGCTGATCTATTCGATAGATCAAATAAGCATCTTCGGAAAAATCATTCTTAGAGCCGTGGAACAGATAAGGAGGAATACAAAGTAATCCCCTAGATACTAATACCTCTCTATTCAAATGATAGGTTCTAAATTCACCACCTTCTTCCACGGGTGCATCGCAGACAAAGAAGTCAAGTTCACCCCCGATAACTGCTACCATATCAGTTTGTCTATGATGCATATGGAAGTTGGTGCGAGAACCCGGATGAACAATAGACAAGTTTATGTCACCCGAAAAATTATCCAAATTATATAACCTAAACATGGTTCTGCGTGAATCAATATGAGAATGAACCGGAACAAACTTTACTTCCTCAAGTAGATTTTCCACTACTTTTGTAGTTTTAATTTGAGTCATATTTCCTCAACTTTCATCTCACCGCGGTCTCGGATTTTCAAGAATGTATTCATGATAAGTTTTAGCCGACATATCCACAATAGTTTGTTCTAAATCAGCATCTCCATAATCAGGAGCACCATGACCATTATGAACCCCGTGCATAATATTCAACAAATCTTCCATATCCTTATAGGGTTCAGGTCTTACCCAAATTTCCTCTTGATAGTACAGTTTGGCGACTGTATGTGGAAAAATAGAAAAGGGAAGTTTGTGGGTATTATTTCTAGCTATACCTCCAATATAGTTCTCGGCTTGTTCTAGAACGTAAACCAACTGTCTCACTATATCGTCATCTAAATCATCGGTTAAAAACCCAAGGTCACGCCATTTCTCTACTAAATTCATAATCGATCTCCTTACAATTTAAGGGTAGACAAAAACTCATGTAATGCGTCTTTCCAATGTCGTTCTATTTCTATAACCCTGGCTGTTCTCATTGCCGTAAATTCTGAAGAAGGGACATTAGAAAACTCTGTTTTGCTTACCGGAATCAAATTTTCCTTTATAAACTCTTCATTTTTGTAATAGCTCATAATCTCCCTAGCAAAATCAAACCATGTGATTGGATCCCCTCTATTGCACATATGCCGCAAACCTTCAAGTGTTACCGTGTCTCTCACTAATTTAAAATAATAAATATCTGTTAATTTCTTTATTGTTTCAGCTACATCATAAGTGTAAGAAGGAATCATCCAATGATCATTAGTTGCCCTAAAAGGCAAATTTCCATTTCTCATTTTATCTAATACCGTGTACACAAAATTCATCCTCCCTTTAGCACTTGAACCTATGGGACCAAATAGAGTGGATACCCTTATAACCATTTTCCTCTGACAATAGTTTAGTACAATCTGCTCACCCGCGTATTTGGAAATAGCGTAGATATTATTAGGCGCGGGTCGATAAAATTCATCAAACCCTACCAGATGTTCCCTTTTAGGTTCATTACCAAAAACAAAGTCAGTGCTAATGTGGATCAACAAGATGTCATGTTGATTACACAATTCAGAGATTTGTTTCAGTACTACAGAATTCAAATAAAAACATCTGTCTACATCATCCTCAGCCACATTCGTATTATTATATGCAACCGTGTTAATCACAACATCAAATTTATGTCTTTTAAATAATTTGTCAAGACTACTATCATCTTCCTCAACTATTCCTATGGGATTATCATAGTACTCAACGAAATCTCCTCCTTCATCTAAAATATTAAGAAATTCTTGAGGTCCATATCCTGTTTCACCTTCGCCAATCCGCAATTTATGATGATAAACAGGAATTGTCTCATATTTGTTGTCATTATCAAAAACCTTAACTAACTGAGAACCTAATGCTCCATTAGCTCCTAATACTCCAACCTTAATTCCTTTATTCATTATTCTTAGTCTTCCGATTAAATAGAAACTCAAAAAACCTTTCGATTACCGGCATCAAATTCTTCACCGCTCTTTCACCAAACACAGTGATGAGAATTAGAACATTTATCAACCATAGCATACCCGTTAATTGAGCTGCTAACTCTGCATCTCCGCTGGCAATTTTTATCATGGACCACTCACCCGAAAAAACTTTCATGTCTGCATACAAAAAGACAAAGCACCAAACTGGTCTAATGCAACCTCGCAGAAAAATCATGAAATGTCCCAGTCCCCATATTTTGAGCAAGTCAGAAGCAGTTCCCTCCATTTTCTGAGTGTGCTCTTGAAAGGATCGTTCCTGTTCATTCCATGCCTTCAACGACTCTATTTCTCTTCGGTGAGCTGCATCTTTTATTTTCAGCTCTATTTCCGCCTGTTTCTGTTTATCTGGAAACTGACCTTTAACAATCTCGACAACATCCGCTGCCAAACCCCCGATTCCTCCAGAAGCTACCTCTGCTAATTTTCCTAAACCTTTCTTCAGAATATCCATTCTTTATCTCCCAATTATGTGATCAATCACATTAAACTTTTTTGCTTCTTGTGGCGAAAGCCAAACATCCGTGTCCAACAACAAGGTCTTCTTCACTTTACTCAGGGGCATTCCTGTTGCCCTAACGTACAATTTCTCAATCCTCTTGTTGATAAAATCCTCTGCGGGTCTTCGTGAAAGTAACTCAGGATATTTTTCCCCTTCATTGCCCCATCTAAAATTGTGTGACATCAGTAGAGTATCAGCCGTCATCTTTCTCATGCCTTTCGTGCCACTTATCAACAGAAAGAAGGCTGCACTAAAAGCACAACCGGTTGCTACCGTTTCCAATTTAAACCTAGTGAAATTCACAATATCCAATAAACTAAATACATCTTCGACCGACCCGCCTTCAGAATTGATAATAAAGGTAATTTTGTCTGCTTCAAAACTCTTACTATATTTCTTGTACAATAAATCGCGACAAATAGGTTCCACTAAATCAGAGTCAATACTTCCGGTTATAAAATAAACCCCCAAATCCTCAATAATATCAATACTTTTTCTGCTGCCGCCACTTTCTTTATCCTTCTGTGATACTCTCTTCATTCTCGTAAATTCCCCCTATTCGCTTTTGACAAACAGCAAGGAAATACTTTGCCCTTGCTTCTGAAGTATGGTATTTCTTTACATATTCATAAGAATTACTGGCAATT